TTCTTGTAATCTATCGTTTTGTTCTAAGTGGTCTAATACAGAACTAACAGCATTCTTTGCTATGTCCTCGTTCCCACCAACCCACATAATTCGGATGTTTGGATTGAGCATTATTTGATACACTGCAAAATGGATTAACAGTTCTGTTTTTCCATGTCTTGGTGGACTTAATATTAATAATTCATTCCCTTCTTCTATAGCTGTAAGTATACTATTAATCCAGTTCTCATGGAAATCAGCAGTTTCATATTTTTCCCCGGTCTCTGTTGCAAAGTATTTATTGCGAAAGCTAGAAAAATTCGCAAGAGTTGATTTAGAGTCTTCGTCTACCTCCCATCCTTCGGCTGCTATCTCATTTTTTATGTCTACCTTGTAGGCAGCGAGCATGCGTGATACAGTTGCTGAACTGGTGTCCAAAATTCCTGCTACACCTACCACTGTTACATCACCATTAGCTAGTGGTTCTGCATATAAAGTTCTAAATTCCTCATAGTATTTGCCTCTACGTACACTTGCATAGTCTCCCTCATCAGCTTTGAAGTCTTTATTTATTGGTTTCTCTTCAACTTTAGTGTTATGTCGCTTAGTTTGAGCCCAGGTTCTCTTATTACATTGGGTGCTACAAAACTTTCTTTGTTTTCCTGATAGTCTTTTCTTACAGCTAGGTGCTGAACATATCAAATTCGGCATAAGTCTAATCCTTTGTAGATTGTTGCGTAGATTTTAGTATAGTGCTAGTGTGTTAAATATTACAAACATTAGGAGCAAGTAAACAGTCACAGGTAAAGTTGGCATCGGGAGTCAGAAAGCTTAGAATCGGTCATACGATACAGTAGAAACACAAACTAAGTACCCAAGAACTGTTAAAAAATTCTAATAAAACTCTTTTTTTTATATAGCCCGCTATGTCCGAAATGCCAATCCCTACTTATGTTATTATAAGTACAAAAGATTACCAGCATATATTTTTCTACATACGTTAATTAGAGGACAGACAAAGATTTAAATGGGTAGGTCAAAGAGTTCAACGAGTTGAACAAGATGCAAAGCATCTTACCTACCAATTTAAAAGAACAGAATAAGATTCTGTTCTACAATATATTGTTATGTCAATGATATATATCCATATCAAATTAAACATACCTATATAGATTAAATTGATACCTTTTGATATGGATATAATCATAATATTGACATAACATAATATTGTATAGATTCACACAGATACACTATATGTAGTGCATATTCCGAGGTGCAGTGTGAATCCAAGTTTGTATCCCTTTGGAACTAGAGAACATAGATGTCGAACTTATTGTTCCTATTTTGTTCCTTGCCGACACATATGTTAGACATGCACCCCTAGGATATAATATTTTTTGGGACTATGTCGCCCCACAGGGGCTTTTATAGTCCCTAAGAAAAAAATATAAATATCCTAAAGGGGGGTGCAAGTATGTCTAAGACATATGAGTGTCGTTCCTGCAAGGAAACAAAAAAGTTAGGAACAAACTTTAAGTTCGTAACATCTTGGTTCTCTAAGAAGTTCCAAGATTGGGATACCAAGGAAACTTGGGATTCCACACTTTGTGCACCTTGCGGAATAGCACAACACACAAGCTAAAGCTTGTGTAGTGTATCGGAGTGATTGGAAATACTCTGTAAATCAGTTTTCCTAACAAAGAATAGAGATAGGTCGCAGTTGCGACCTACTCTATTTTTTTAGATAGAAGTATTATTATTAATCAATACGAACGATAAATAATTAATGGACACTTGCCCCACAGGGCAAATTGTGTCCATTACATTAATAGAAAGGTAATATGAGACTAAAATTGAAACTTAATATGTATAAGTTTATAGTACTAGATTTTATAGTACACCGATTGCCTAACAATAAGTTAGGTAAGAGGTTAATGAGGCTTTACGCCGACCACTATAAAATACTATAAACAAGGTAAATGGACACTTGCCCCACAGGGCAAATTGTGTCCATTTATAGAAAGGTAATATGAAAGTAAAAGAGTTTAAAGAATTAATTTATGATATTGATACATGTATTGAGAATGATATACATGAAATTGATAGATATGTTAGTAATTATAATGTATTAATTAAAGAATTTAAAGAATGGTTAGAAGTAGGGAGTTATATAGTATGAATAAATTAATTACTACTATAGGTTATTGGTTAATACCTTTGCGTAACCCATTTTATGGGCGAAACTTATACAAAGTATATAGTGAATTATTCCTAATTAACGGAGTTAAATTAGGAAAGTATCGTAAATATTTATAATAAATAAAGATTTTGGACACTTGCCCCTCAGGGCAAATTGTGTCCAAAAATAAAAATATAAATACAATATAGAATTATCCAACACACAAGTCGACCAAGTAAATCCAACATGGGACTTAAGCGGATAGTTAAGTATCTATTATCTAGACTTTTACGCCAGTAATTTATTACGGTTGCAAAGTTAGAAGTCTAGTTAATACATATGGAAAGGATAGTGTATGTATTCAATATATATAAACAATAAAAAAATTAAAGATTTTGATAGAGGATACGACCTTAGCAAAATCATTAATCATTACCTATTTGTATATCAAAACGAAGATATACATGTATTAATTACAAACTCTTTAGATAGAGTTTGAAATAAAGGTCTGGACAGACCCCTCTGGGTCTGTTCGTCCAGACCATAAAGATTTTAACAATAATAATTTTCGGAAACATAAGTACGAAATAGAAAGGGTAACTACATTGCTAAAACAATACTCAGGTTCACTTCAACAAGTAAATGAAGTGATATTAACTGGTGCATTGACTACAGTAACGAAGGACGGAAGTCCAAGAGTTGGTGTTTCTAGTAAAACAGGCAATAAATATATCAATGGTATTAAATTTATTGCTGACGGTAGAAACAATAAACAAGCAAGTGAAACTTGTGTTGCATATGGTAATGAATTAGTTGGGGAAATTGAAAATTTCCTAAAGACTAATCATAATCCAGAACAACCAAGACCATTTGGTAGGTTAATGATTAGAGCAAAGCTTCAATCAAATAACTTTACTGATAGCTTTGGTAAAACTGTTTACAAGAATGAATTAAATATTCTTGATATATGGTTAGCACCTACAAAAGTAGATAATGCTTTTAAGTATTCTTCTGAAGAAGAATAGTATCTAGCAATAGATATAGGATAGGGAGTAGTCACAGCTACTCCTTATCTGTAAAAATTTTAAATAATATAAATAAGGAGAACTATGAAGACGGAAATAAATACATATAGTGCAGGAGCTATAATGGATTATCTGCCTAAATTTATTCATAATGTAATGGAAGATTTAACAATTATTCCTGAACAGGAAGATACGAAACATAGAGGCGGAGTTACATTTATACTTACTGTAAATAATGTATCTATACAATATAAAATTATCCATAACTTTGGCGATTTATTCGATATATATGCAACAAATATTAACGGAGAATACGAAATAATTCAAAACGATTTATTCTTTGGAGAATTTATTGATATATGGAATTTATGGATAGAAAACTTTGGACAATATTTCGAGGAGGAATAATGGACGATTGTAATCAATCGGAAGTAAACGAAGCTATGCTTGACCTTATAAAAGGTATAAGTGAGGCTTTAACTAGTCAATTAGAACTAATGAAAACTATAGTTGGTATGATTGACGAAGAACTTTACGAACAAATTAAATAAACTTCCAAATTAATTATCTTTAGTTAAGTTAATACTCAAGTAACTTGCTTAACTTATATTTAATTTAAAGGAGAAGCTAGATACAATAATAAAAATTGTAGATAGCTTGTAGCACATAGCAAAATTCCACAAATGGAATGAAAGCAAATGGTTGGATAGTTGTGTGTTACAAGCTATTTATAAAATAGCACAGCACAAACTTCTTAACCAAATCTGGGCATCAGAGTAATCGGAAAGCACGGTCACGATAATGTCTCAAGGGAAGGTCGGTGGAGCAGGTCGCGAGAGACCTGTTGAATACAGTAGCCGAATGTGTTTGGATAATATAAAATAACCTGCCACATATGAAAGTCATATGAAAGTAGAGTGGCTAGGGATATAAACTTTAAGCCCAAAGGGAAAATTATATATATATCAAGCGTGCTGTTATGACGGTAAAATTAATGCAATATAAAGCAGGTAGAAATACCTGCAGAGAAAAGGAAGGAATTATGGAATATACTAATCAAGAAATTGATGAAGAATATATGCAACTATTAAATAAAGATAATTTACAAACTGTACTTCAATGGACATTAGCTGACCTAGAAACTTGGGCATCTAATGACTCTGTTGATGAAAAAGTACAAGGATTTGCTTTTATGTTATTGGAAGCAGTTAGGTATCAAATGAAAAAACAAATAGACGTTCTTAATAAAGACGAAGAGCAATGAAAAATTTTCTTTCAAAGGGCTTCAGCAAGCTGAAGTCTATCTTTGTCGAAGAACAATGGGAATGGCCACACATAGGTAAATATACTTATGTAACAGAAAAATGTGATTGTGGAAGGATATTTGATTACGATGATGAAACAGATTATTTATACTGTCAACATTGTCAGAAAGCATGGCAACCATGGGAACTAGACCCAAGAATTTAGACGATAAAGATTTATTTATATTAGTGGACGGAGAAAGAGTTCACTATAGTTGGATACAAGAGGAAGAATAATGGAAGATGAAGCTAATGGATACGATAACAATTATTCTGAATTTTATTTAGAAGAAGAATAGATTTAAAGTATTAGCTACCTAAAAGTAAGAGTTGGTAAATATATGCCCTGTTAGCCAACTACCGAAATTAGGTAGCTATTTTTATTTGAGGTGGGCATGGGTCAGCTAGGGTGAGGTTTTGTCCGGCATGGTAAGGATAGCTAAGGAACTTATATGTATTAAGCAACATGTAGGTTCTTATCACTGATGAAAAAGGATAAGTAGGTAGGGATACCTTTATTGGCTTATGTGTTGCTTAATATATATGGTTTCTAGGTGCGGAAAGCTCCGCAATGGCGAGGTCCGGTATTGTAAGGTTAGCGCTGGCAAGGTAAGGTAATAGGGCGTGATAGGAATAGTTATACATATTCTCCCCTGAGTACGTATATAACCTGGGTTCGATTCCCAGCACGTCCACGATGGGGCAAATATAAATAGAAATAAGAAAGGAAAACATGACAAATATAACTTATACATCTCCAGTAGATGTATATACATTTGAAATCACTGGTAAAGAACCAGGGATTATGTTTAATAACCCAGCAATGATGGGAGCTACAACTGGTACGGTAACACAAACTAGAAGTAACAAAAAATATAACGATAAAGACGAAGCTGAAATGAGAACATATCGTAATGATAAAGGGAACTTAGTAGTTCCTTCAGTTCAAGTTAGAGCGTCATTATTGGAAGCATCAAAAGCATTTAAATTAGGTAGAACTAATTTAAAGACGGTATTAAACAGCATAATGATAGAGCCTGTTGATGACTTAGAACTTAAGTCACCAAGTAACAGACCTATTAAGAACTACACTATCGATAAACGAAGAGTAGTTGTATCTAGAGCAGGTATCATGCGTGCTAGACCGGTAGTTCCACAATGGAAACTATCCTTCAAAATTGAAGTTGATAGAGAACTCATGGAGAACTCTTTACAAGGTACAAGCACACTTGAACTCTTAACTAGAGTACTTTCTGATGCTGGTAAGAAACAAGGTATCGGAGATTATAGACCACAAAAAGGTGGTTCTTTTGGGAGATTCGAAGTCACGAATGCAAAGGAGGACTAAATGTCTACCAATCAAAAGAAAGCACATAAAGCTAGGGTTGATAGTAAAGTATTAGCAAACAGGGCTAAACTTATTAAACAATCCAAAGCAGATGAGCTTATGAACATTTCAAAACTGGAATGTGATAGTGACATCTATCCAAGAACAAGCCTAGTAGATAATAGGGTTAACATTTATAAAGATGCTATGAGAAATGGAGATATATTTCCAGCAATCATAGTTGAATCTAGAAATGGTAAACCTACTGGGCGAATCTTAGATGGATGGCATAGATATGAAGCACATAGACAACTAGATAGAACAGATATACCTGTTAAATATCTAGAAACTAAAGATGAAATAGATGCTGTAAGACAATCATTTCTACATAACATGGAACATGGTTTACCTTATACATCTATTGAAATCAAACAATATGTTAGAACAGCTGAAGAGTTGGGAATAACATACGCTGTTATATCTAAAGATATAAATAAACCTGAAAAGAAAGTAGTAAGTATTACTAAAGGATTTGGTATTAGTACTACTGGAAAAACAGTTGCTTTGAAAAGAGGTTTTGGACACTTAGCTAAAGCTAAAAGAGTTACAAAATCACAAATTCAACTTATGAGAAAATGGTCAGGTGGAACACCAACCATAAAAATAAGAGAGTTAACTGGATTCTTTCAATCAGGTGCATATATCGGATTCAAAGAGATGGACGTTTTGACAAAAGAAATGGACAAACTCACTGAAGAATGGTTAGAAATAAAGAAACTTCTATCCTAAATTTTCTTGTGTGTGGGGAACGAAATTTTCGTTTCCCTCACAGGGATTCCACCGAAAATTTCTGAAAGGAGAATATGGAAAATAATGAAGAACATGGTCATGAAGAACATGATTGTGAACATAAAAATGAAAATGGAGAACATCATACACTAATAGAAGTTAGTGTTGAAAGAGACCAAGAATATCACGTTGAATTTGCATACTTTATGAGTGAAGTAGGAAGAAAACTATTCACAGGGCCAATGAAACTGGCACCTAGTGAAGAAAATAGTGACGTTATGGTTACAACTTATTCAGTAATGGCAGCATCTATGATGGACGCAATAAGAAGAGCAGAAGAAATAGATAAAGCTAGAAAAATGGAATCAATAACAGCATATGTAAACGTTATTGCAGAAAAATCAGAAGAAGGACAAATTCCTTTTACACCTGAAGTTATAAAAGACTTTAGAGAATTTATGATTAGAGAGCAAAACTTTACAGAATATTTTCTTACTGAACCTACATCTGTAACAGCTGTATTAGCTAAGAATAGAGATATGTGTATGGAAAGAAGTACTAATAACATATTAAAAGATAAGTTAAATATAGGAGATGATATAGAAAACTGGTTAAAGGAAGACGATGACAATAAAACAGACGAAGATAGTTAGAGCAGTACCACCAACTGCTGGAGCTAATAGAAGTGGAAAACAACCACAACTATTAACTGATGATAAAGTAAAAACTTTATTATCTACTCCAGGAGAGTGGTACATAATAGGCACTACAACTAATTGGATATCAGGTGTCAAATCCAATATAGAAAAGATGACACAAACAAACATAAGACATCTACATAAGAAGGGTAGATTTGAAATTAAACAAAGAAAGAACACAGACGGAGATATAGATATCTACTGTCGATTCAGAACCATTGAAGGAAAGGATAAATCATGGACTGTTGGAAGCTAGTCTCTGCAGCTATAGGAAATGCAGACAGGGTATTGTTATATGGCCCCCCAGGAACTGGGAAAACATATGCAGCAGCTACTAAAAAGGTAGGACTAAACATGGAAGGTAACCCAAATGTTTATCAAATAACCATGACAGAAGATACAGCTTCTGCTAACTTGGAAGGTTTTTACAAGCCAAGTTCAGATGGTGGATTTGAATGGCATGATGGTATTGCTATCCAAGCATGGCGTACAGGTGGTAGGTTAGTTATTAACGAAATTGACCACGCATCACCAGATGCTATGACATTCTTACACGCTATATTAGACGACAAAGATATTGCACAGTTGACATTAAACAATGACAACAAGGAAACAGTAAGACCTGAACCAGGTTTTACAGTTATTGCAACTACAAACTCTCTACCAGAGAGCTTACCTTTGGCGTTAAAAGATAGGTTCCCTGTAAAAATTAATATTGATACTATACATCCAAAAGCTTTGGATAAGTTTCCAGAAAGCTGGAGAAATACAGTATCAGATACATCATTATCAATGGATATGGAATCAAGATTATCTGTCAGAGCATGGGCAGAGTTCTTTGATTTAGTTGGTAAAGGATTAACTGAACGTGAAGCTGGTCAATTAATCTTCGGAGATAGAGCTGAAGAATTATTAGATGCAATATTATTAAGTGATGAAGTAGATAAATCAGAACTTAATAGTCTAGGCACAAAAGATGAAGACGAATAAGAAAGTACCATTTCCACAGATAGTTTCAGGAGATTCTAACTGGAAGGTATTTAAGGATAGTGAAAGACCACGTACATCTAACTTGTCAAAAGAAATGTATGTTCCTTTTGGAGATGCATGTGATGATTGTGGTCACTATCATGACAAAAATGTTCGTAGACACGAGCTAGCACATGTAAAGTGGAGCCCAGCAACTATGGGTAAACTTGGACCTGATGAATCTGAAATAACTGTTGAAGCTATAGAAGAAATGCGTGTTCATTATCTTTTAGCACAAAGAGAAATGGGTATAAGTGATTGGGTTATATGTCCAGATAAAGCGGAAAAGTTAGCTTTAACTATGATATATGAAAAGTCACCTTTTATTGTATTACTTTATTTATTATCAATGTCATGGAACATGCATGATATGAAGAGTAGTAGTGGCTATTATAAAAGTAAACCTGACAGTCTAGAACTAGAACAATTTCAAGACATGTGGAAAGCTGTTAATAGTTCAGGTACTTTAACACAATTACGTAAACATCAAATAGAATGGTGTAGACAACAAGCTACTCATTTCTATTTGAGATTAATAAAGAAAAGACGTAATAGTTATGGTACAGATATATATTATAAACCATCATATAGAAAAACAAGACAAGTTGCTAAAGAACTTCATGCATTAATGGAGGATTTTAATAACGAACCTAAACCTGAAGAAGTTATGGAACATCTTAGACAAGAGGCTATGTCAGCTAAACAGAAGGCAGAAGCTATGGCTAATATGAAAGATGGTAAAGAAGGTGAAGGCGAAGATGGTGATGGCAAGGAATTAGGTGAAAGTACTATGACCTTAGAAGCACGACAATTTGGAACCATGGCTGAAATTCATAGACGTACTGAAGGTAAACAATTACCTATGGATTACAAAAATAGTAATGGTTATGAAGGTCGTTGGGGAGATATGAAAATTATTAATGCACCTTTGGAAGTAAATTTAAATGGACAGATAAAAAGGGGAAGAGAATATCGTCCTATGGATTTCGGTACTAATCCAAAGTATATTAATCGTTATTGTATAGATAAAAAGATATTTAAACAAAGACAAAGAACATATGGTGGAACTATATTAATAGATGCATCAGGTTCTATGGCTTTTAGTGGTCAAGATATCTTAGAAATAATGGAAGAAGTACCAGCTGTAACAATAGCTATGTATAACCATAATACATGGGCAGATGGACACACAGGTACTTTAAGAATTATTGCTAAAGATGGTAAACGTGCAACTGAAGAATATCTTGGAGAACATTCTGGTGGTGGTAACTTAGTAGATGGACCAGCATTAGAATGGTTATCAAAGATGCCACCAGCAAGGATATGGGTATCAGATATGTACGTATTTGGAAGATACAATAGTAATGAAATAAACTTATTACAAGAATGTATTCAAATATGTAAGCGTAATAACATAATAAGACTTGCTGATATAGATGAAGTTAAACAATTCGCTTTAGAGATTAATAAGATATAATACAAAAGGAAGAACTTTGTGACTGGCAACAGTGCATAGTTCTCCTTTCCTATGTTAAGCAAGGTTCTTCCATCTAAATTTTATTGAGCTATGGTTTGGACTGGAGTGCTAGTCTGAGGTGCTGTCTGGTTGGGATAGGTAAGGTAAGGTAATACATTTACATTCGTTTTTAATAACTTGTATTCTAGTTTTCTCTGCTAATATCATTTGTATGGACATTGAACAAATGCTAATCGAAGCAGAAAATGGAAAGCGTGGAAGTAATTTTGTTGAGAGTCAAATAACAAAAGAAGCTAGACCTTTCTGGATTGCTTTGAAAGACAGGGTAACTAAAGGCGGGATTCATTTAAAACCATATGTAGTACATAGGTTACTTGATGAAAACTTTGGAATTAAAATATCTGAGACTGCTATAAGAAAGTATCTAAAAAATTTGGAGTCTGAAAATGACTAAAAATATAGACGACTTATTAGCAGAGGCAGAGAGTAAGCAAATACAAGAACTAAAAAAGGACAATCTTAAATTACTTAAGCAACTTGATAAAGCAAAGAATCGTAAGGAAGATTTAATTGATGCTGTATATGAAGCTGTACAAACTAATTTAAACTTATGGAACAAACCTAAGATTCCTAAACCTATCATAACTAAGAAGCAAAAGAACGAAGAAGTAGCTATTGCTGTACTTAGTGACATACAATTAGCTAAAATTACCCCTGACTACAACACAGAGGTAGCTGAGAAGCGAGTAGTTGCGTATGCTAAGAAAGTGGTAGAACTAACAAACATACAGCGTAAAGCACATCCTATAAAGAAGTGTGCTGTATTCGCAGCTGGAGACATAATAGAAGGCGAACTTATATTTCCAGGACAATCACACTTAATAGATTCAAGTCTATATAAACAAGTGACATTAGATGGACCAAGAATAATGACAAAATTCTTTGACATATTACTTGCTAACTTTGATGAAGTAGATGTTACTTGGGTAATAGGGAATCATGGACACTTAGGTGGACGTAATAGAAAAGACTATCACCCAGATAGTAACGCTGACAGAATGCTAGGACGTATTATGTCAATGATATATAGAGATGAAGAAAGGATAAAGTGGACTATACCAGACAGTACAGGAGATAACCATTGGTTTTCTATAGCTAACTTAGGTAGAAAATGCAGATTCTTCATATGGCATGGAGATAATGTACGTGGATTTAGTGGATTTCCGTGGTACGGGTTCGGTAAAAAGCTACAAGGTTGGAAGACATTAGCTGCAAATAAGCTAATGCCTGACTTTGATTACGCTATAGCTGGACATTTCCATACACCAACAACTATGTATCTCAATGATATTAGGCTTTGGGTTAATGGAAGTACTGAAAGTTATAACACTTATGCATTAGAACAGTTAGCAAGTATGGGCAGACCATCCCAATGGTTGTTATTTTGTAAGCCAGGTACTGGCGTAACAGCAGAATACTTGGTAAAATTGGATAGTGTATAGAACAATTGGATAGGATATGACAGATATAAATGTCAAGTCTAAATGGAAACTGACAAGTATAGAATATGCAGGTCTTGGAGACACTCCATATTTTATATTAAAAAATAGTCAGGGAGAAATTAAATTAGTTCCTGTGACAAGAGGGGTAACTAATTTAAGAGAACTTTTAGAAGAAGAAGAATAAATTCTAAGAGTTTAAGGGACAGAAATTTTCCCTTATGGGATAGTATTTTCTGTCCCATAAATGAATATGAAAGGATATATTATGAGTAAAGAAGATTTACTTAAACCATTTCCTAAGGAGTTGGTAAAACCAGCACCAGCAGGAAAATTCGGAGATTATGTACCACATGCAAATTATGTAGAAAGACTACGTGATAGTGGTGTTGTTTACAGTTGGCACTGTGAACCAGTATATGGACGTGTTGACGGAGTTAAAAGAATAGTTGGTGCTAAAGGTACTATAACTATAGAAGGTATGGGAACATACGAAGGATTTGGAGATGTTGATACATTCAAAATTAACAATACTAAATTCAATGACGGAACAAACTTAAAAGATGCAGAGAGTGATGCATTCAAACGTGCATGTATGAGATTCGGACTTGGTGTAGAACTATGGTCTGGAAGTACACAAACAGAAGAAGAAGCATCTGCTGAAGCAGGTAGAGAAGCTGATATTAAAGTAGAAAAAGTTGACATACGTAAGAAAGAAAACAAACCAACACCTGAAGATACTGCTGCTATGAATGCAATCATGGATAGTATTGTAGGTACAGATGAGTAAGCAAGATGTAGAATTTATAGCAACAACTATAAATGCAATGCTAAAGGACGTAACACCTGAACAAATTAAAGTAATACTTGGTAGTGCAAACCAATATGCAACTGTCATGAAATTCAATAGAGATAAAACTTATTGGACAAATGAACAGCTTGATAGATACTTTAAATTTATAGAAAAGTCAATCACCTTACCAGATTTAACAGAGGAAAAAGACATAGTCAAAAAAGTCTCTGATATAATGGGAGATGTAGAAGACATAACTCCTGGTATGGATAGTGCTGGAGATATGGTTAATAAGGTGGTAGAAAAAGTGGAAGAACAAAAGAAATATCGTGAAGATTTAAAGTGTCCATGGTGTCAACAAATGGTATACGATAATCGTAACAATAAGAAGTCTGAAAGAAGTCCAGACTTTGTTTGTTCGACTAATGACCCAGCTATATGTGGAGGACA